GCTGTGGGCGAGACATACGAAACAGGCCGTTGGGTTATTGGTTACACGGTGGAGAATATTCCAATTGAGGATGTCCGCGCGGGAATGTCATGCACCAAAATGCAAGGCGTGCTTACGCTAGGCGAGGCCAACTGGTCTAAGGTCATGGACTTCTACATGACAGACGCCACTTGGGTGCAAAAGGCAATCATCGACAGCGCGGCAAACTGGCAGCGAACAAGTGACGACCTGAAGTTCATCGGGTATTTGATCGGCTTTGATGCTAACCAGATGGATGCGTTGTTTGCCGCTGCTGTTGTAGAACACTAAACCGGAGTAAGATATGCTAGGATTTTCGTCACTCGCCTCTGCGCCTCTCGGAGATGATGGCCCCATAGTCCTAAGCCGCTCCGCATCTATTGTTAGCGCGGCAGCTGTTGACGCCACAGCATCATTAAAGGCGCGGCGCTCCGCATCTATTGTTAGCGTGTCTTCGGTTTCTGCCATTGCTAACGCTATAGTTTTGAACCGTGACGCATCCATTCAATCAGCGTCAAGCGTGTCTGCCGTCTCAAGTCTAAAAGATAAGAGATCGGCGTCCATTGCCAGCGCTTCAACTGTTGCCGCATCTGCGTCGCTAACCATCCCGCGCGCCGCGTCAATTGCCAGTGCGTCTTCTGTTGCCGCCGTTGCATCGCTAACCATCCCGCGCGCCGTAGCTATTGCCAGCGCATCGTCGGTATCCGCAGGCGCAACATTAAGCATCCAGCGAACCGTTGCTATCACAAGCGCTTCTGTCATGGCGTCATCTGCTGGGCTTAAACTTACAAGAACCGCCGCCATAAATTCTGCGTCATCGGTTTCTACAACGTCTAGGCTAAGAATAGGCCGAAATTTCAACGCATCATCGGCAAGCATGGTGTCGGCAGTCCGCAATCTATACAAACGCAGGTCTGCCAACATTCAGGCGCAATCAAATTTCAGCGCGTTGCAGCAAGGCATATCACGACGACGCTGGGCCTCACCCGCAGACTCAGCAAACATCGGGACAGTTCAGACACCACTCAACAGCGGCTCAATTTCTCGTCCGTTTAATTCTGGAACGGTTTCGGCTTCATAGTGTGACAATGCTAATAAATATGCTATAGTCGCCTTAAAATATCAAAAGGGGTTCAGTTCAAAATGGCTGACTTTAATATAAAACAGAACGACACAAGCCCAGGTCTAGAGTATACGGTCGCCCCTGCCACGCCAATGGTTGGCGCAAGTGCTGTCTTCAGCATGAGGGTTCGAGGCGGGGCTGTCATTGTAAGCCGAGAGGCGGCAACAATTGAAAACACCACAATTGGCGTTCTACGCTATCCGTTCAAAGCGTCCGAAACGGCAGTAACGGGAGATTTTATAGGTGAGTTTGAGGTGACTTATGCAGACAGCACAGTCGAGACGTTCCCAAATTCGACATACATTGATATCACAATACTAGGAGACATCGCATGACCAAAGCAAAAATTACCAATGCAACCGGATACAATTGCGCACCATTGGGACACACGGTTGAGCATTACCCTTTTGGCGCGGCTGTTGAGGGCAAGGTTGCTAAATGGGCGCTTGATGCAGGAATGGCCAGTGCAGACTTTGATCCAAGGTCTGAGACAAAGGTTTTTGCGCCGACTGAAACCAAAGTTGAACAGCCTGCATATGCAAAAAAGAGGGGCCGTAGCAAATGAGCCTTCGCAGCCCTGTCCAACTGACAAACGCACGCGGGTCTGTCATTGTCACGCAGCCCGCAATTGAGCCGGTCACAGCGGCAGCGTTTAGAGACCAGATCCGTGATGAAAGCCTGAGCAATACAGAAGCCGAGGGATGGGTTGCAACGGCCCGCGCGTATATTGAGGAAACCAACAACCTCGCAATTATCACGCAGACATGGAAGCTGGCGCTAGATCGCTGGCCTTCAGGTCGTGAGAAGTGGTGGGACGGTGTGCGGCAAGGGTCGCGGTCTGAGTTGTACGGGCCGCAGTCCTATTCCGATGTGCCTTTACCACGTTATCCGCTGCAATCAATCACAAGCGTCACGACGTTTGACACGGGCGACAACGCAACGGCGGTCACGGTTGCTGATGTTTTCAACGTAGACACGTATCGCGCGCCGGGTCGTTTGGCTTTGCGGTTTGGGCAGACATGGCCGATTGCGCTGCGTGAGACAAACGCAATTTTGATTGACTATGTGGCGGGATATGGCAGCGCGGCGGGTGACGTGCCTGCCCCAATCAAGCAAGGTATTTTGTTGATGGCGGCAAGTCTGTACGAGAACCGAGGCGACGGGTGTTCAACTGTTGACGCCTACGCAATGAGTGGCGCCCGCGGTATGGTGGATATCTACAGGGCAAAGGCTATTTGATGAAGTGTTGCGACATGAAAGCTGGAATGCTCAAGGAGGCCGTAGCGTTCCAGCGTGTGACACGCGAGGCAGACGGCGCCGGTGGTTTTACTGAAACATGGGCGGCAATCGTAGGCACGCCCACACGCGCGCACGTCAAGGCTATGTCAGGGGGCGAACGGTTTCAATCGCAACGAACAGAAGCCACATCAACACACAAAATCGTTGTGCGCTACAACGCTGCATTAACGGCGGTTGATCGGGTTGTCATTCGTGAACGCGCATACAACATCCGGCTTATTGACAACATGGAATTTGCGGACAAGTGGTTGTACATCACTGCTGAGGTCGGGGTGGCGGTGTGACAACGATTGTGTTGCAGGGCGGCAAAGAATTAGCGGCGGCGTTGCGCAATGCGTCCAAGGATATGGTGGCGGCTGTTGAGGATGCGGTGACAGCGACAGGCCTTGAGTTGCGCGGCGATGTTGTGAAGCGTATCCAGCGCGGGCCAGCCACGGGCCGCACGTATCAGCGGCGCGGCGTCACGCATACGGCATCCGCACCGGGGCAAGCACCTGCAACGGATACCGGACGACTTGCAAACAGCGTCACATTTGAGCAGGTCGGCCCCGTATCGGTGACGGTCGGCAGCGCGTTAATCTATGCCGCCTATCTTGAGTATGGGACGACACGCATGGCACCACGTCCCGTCTGGCGTCCTGCCGTTGAGGACATGGCCCCCAAGTTTCGCAATCGGTTGCTGCGCGCGCTAGGCATGGCGCTAGATTAAACACCTTTGCAAGTTTGCAGAAACATGCTAAGACTTTGCAAATAACAGAACGTCGTGAGACTGTTCACATCCCTTAGACGGAAAGCCACATGGATAGCGCGGCCCTTCATCAAGCAATCTACACGCGGCTTGCGGGCTTTACTGCGCTCACATCAAAGGTCGTTGGCGTTTATTCGCGCGTCCCTCAAGCCGTTAATTCTGGCGACAATTCCGCATTCCCTTATATCGTATTCAACCAAGCCAGCCTTGCGCCGTTTGACACCAAGTCAAGCGACGGGGCGTCTGCATTGATCGACGTTCACGCGTACACACGCACGCAGTCTGACCTTGTACGGTTGGCGATTGCTGATGAAATCTACAACGCCCTGCACAAGTTTGATCTTGTCATAGCAGGCGCAAACACTATTGCGGTCGGGTTTGAAAATAAGGTTGAATTTGACGATCCAGACGGCAAAACAATCCACACAGCAATGACGTTTCGTGTGGTTTATGATGACTTTTAACCAGGAGTAAGACCAATGGCAGCAACAGCAGGCCGACTTTTAACCATCCGCTATGACGACGGCGGCGGAATGGACATTATTGCAGGGGCTCGCACTGACAGCTTCACGATTTCCAACGAGCCAATCAACATCACTGACAAGGGCGATGTTGGCGTGCAGACGTTGCTTAATGATATCGGCACAAAGGCGTTGTCTATGTCAATTGAAGGCGTTGTCAAAGACACGATCCTTAAGGACCTAGCGTTTGGTGCTGGCACTGGCAGCGCGTTGCACCAGTTGGCAATCTTTGTTGGCGGCGTGTCTGAAATCACGGCGGCTGGCGGGTTCTTTATATCCAGCTACCAAGAGAGCGGCGCAGAAGGCACCGACCCTGTAACGTTCACTTGCGAACTGACCGCCTCTGGCGCGATCACGGTAGCATAATGGCTGGCGTATTTCGTGAGGTTGATATCGAATGGGACGGGGAGACATACACGTTCACCCCGTCCATGGCGCTTATCAGATCCATTGAACGGGGCGACGGTGCTGGGCCTGTTTGCATCATGCAGCTAATCCATGCGGCACAGTCCGGCGCGCCTCAATTTGGGTTCATGGCTTGGCTTGTGGCAAAGGTTATGACGTTCGGCGGCGCTAAGGTTGATGACGGCGAAATCTTTATGCAAATGATGGACGCCAAAAAGGAAGCATTGTCGCTTTACATCAACTGCGTTGACGCAATCAGCCCCGCGCCAAAGGTGGACAAGGGAAAAAAGCCAAAGCCCCCCGCCGAGTAGCTTTAGGGACCGCGCAGGTTGGGGGCATAAATTGGGACGTTATGTATCTCACCGCGCGGCAATGGGGCGTCCAGCCTAGCGAGTTCTGGGAAATGACAATGGCGGAATGGTTTTGCGAATACGACTTTCACAATTCCACCAGAGCGGGACGATTTGCGGGCAAGCTAACCGAGTCCGTTGTTGATGAAATGCTTGATCTGTTTGAGGAATAACAATGGCACTGCCTGAGATAAAAGTCAAAATAACGGCAGATACAACCAATGCGGAAATCAGCATTGATCGAGTTATCAAGTCTGAAAAAGAGCTTGCACTAGCAACGACAGAAGCCGCGCGCAAAATGACGGCGTTGAATGCGGCGCTTGCCAAGGGTTCAATTACCCAAAAGAACTATGCACGGGAAGTCGCCAAGGTAGATCGGGAGTTTGACGCGGCGGCTGCATCCGCTGCACGTCTTGTCGGCGCAACGGCTCAAGTGACAAGAACATCCGCTGGTGCTGCGGTTGCGGCAACTAGGACAACCGGCGCAATGGGGCGGCTGGGCGGCGTCACCAACCAAACCAGATCGCGCATTCAGCAAACATCGTTCCAGCTTCAGGATATTATCGTTCAGTTGCAAATGGGAACGCGCGTAAGCACGACCCTATCGCAGCAATTGCCACAGCTTGCCGGTGCGTTTGGCGCGGTTGGTGCTGCGATTGGTGTTGGTGTCGCGCTTGGTATTCCGGCTGTTGCTTTGGCTATGAATGCGATGAGGACGGCAAGCGTTACCTTAGAAGAACGCATGGAAGCCCTTGAGGAATTGTCGGACTCTCTGACAGCAACCTTAGACATTCTGAAAATGAGCGTGTCTGAACTATCGGAAGAATATGCGGGCGCGTCGTTACGCGTGCGAGAACTTGCGGCATTGCAGGCGGGCATCCAGATTGCAGCAGCCACGGCGGCATTCGCTGACCAAGCGGAAATGCTCAAGGAAGTTTCCACTCAATTTATAACGTCGTCAGAAAGCGGCGGGCGGTTTGAAAGCACAATAGGCCGCATCACTGAGGCGTTTGGCACAAATCGCACAGAGTCGATTGCGTTAGAGGCCGCGCTTCAAGAATTGTACACTGCGGAAGGGTTTGATGCGCAGCAAGTAGCGCTTGAGGGCCTGAGCCGTTTGATGCGCGAGTTTGGCGTTGATGCCAGTAAATTGCCCCCTGAGTTTGTCAAGGCGCTTGACGAAATGATTGACCTGTCGCGGGAGACAGACGGAGCGCGAGTCATTGCGGATCAATTGGCTGAGGCTGTTGCGGATATTGCGCCAAACATTGACCCAGCGACAACTGCGGCAACTGCACTAAAAGAAGAACTTGCGGCGGCATTGGGCTTAATGAACAGCATTAACCAGCAATCATCGCTGACGTACAGCGGACGCGGCGGCGACCCTAGCAGCTTTAGCAATGATTACACAAACGAACAGGGCTACAAGTCTCCTGCCGATCTCATAAAGGAGGCAGGCGCTAAAGAGGGGGCAAGGGGCGCAAGGACCGCAGAGGCAGCAGAGAAGGCACGCGCTGCCGCAGTTGAGGCACTTAGAGAAAGCCTGCAAACAGAGGACGAAATCCTTGAGGAATGGCGCGCGTCCAGCTTGCAAACCCTTGCCGAGGCCAACGCGGAAGAATTGGCCGCAATGGGCGGTCATAGTCAGGCCAAGTTGCGCTTGGAGGCAGAGTATCAGGAACGGCTTGCAGGTATGCGGCAGGGATACCATGGCGACGGGCTTGCACAGGCAGGAGCGTTCTTTGGCGACATGGCAAACGCAATGCAGGGAGGATCTGAAAAGATGTTGCGCATTGCCAAGGTGTTTGGCGCGGCGCAATCGCTCATCAACAGTTACCAAGCATATACAGAGGTGCTAAAAGACCCCACCTTGCCATGGTTTGCACGCATTCCGGCTGCTGTCGGCGTATTGGGCGCGGGTCTTGGCATGGTCAACGCAATTAAGGGCGTG